TTTGCAGGGTTTGCAATATTTCTACTGATAAAGTTATATTCAATCATCAATGCTGGATAATATGAAGCAACATCAATGACAAGAAAATGACCTTCACCACTGTATTTATCAATAGCACCATGCAACCCACCCCAGGCAAATACATGGGGAACCCCAGCAACTTCAATTTTAAGTGTTTTGTTGTAATCTCTGTTTAACGGGTTTTTATACCAATTCAAAACTTCTTTATATTTTTCAATTCTCAAAGTATCTGGAAACTCTATTTCAAATTCATCATTCCAGTTTCTTTGAGTTGCCCCCAGGATAATGGCTGAAAGTTGTGCTTTAGTTTTGGATATATAAGACAGTGGTAACTTGAAGGCTTTTAACAATGAAATATGGCTTTCAAATTCTTCTTTTCTTTGAATGAATACTTCAATAGTCTGTTCTACATCATGCCGACAATACTTCACTGTTTCTTCAATTTCTTCAGGGGTAAGCTTCCTGTTTATATTAAAAGGAACGCTGGTTTCTTTGATGTTATTACCCATAAAACCTTCAAGCTGTTTCAAACTATGGAAGCTTGTCATAACATCATAATTATTTAATGGAACCTGATTTAATAAGCTTGAAAATTTCCAGCCTGGTTTATTTTTGATTATGATGTAATCGTTGATTTCTTTAGGATTAAAACCACATAACAAGCCTTTTAAAATATATTGGTCATAGTTCCTTGAATTATATCCAACCCAAATATCATCTTTATGTTTGTTGTAAAGCTCTTTAAGCTTGTCAACATCATTTATAATGACATGTTCTTTTTTATTGATTACATCAATGATTACAACCAGCCAATCATATTTGAATACTTCAAAGTCATAAAATAGCACTTATTTTACTTCCTTTCTGCATAAAATAAATGCTGGTAATACTAAAATGGGGAAGTTTTGGGCAAGCAGGGGTGTTAAAAAATTTTTTAAAACACCCCTGCACCCAAATTAATTATTCTTCAACTTCATAAACATCAGTGATTTCATAAGTGCTGAAACCTTTTTTACCTTCACCGTATTTCAAACCATATTCAAGCCTTCCATCAATTGCTTCATGAATGTCCATTAGCAGTTGACCATACTGTGAATAGCTTCTGAACTCTACATCATAACCACTGTCAAGGGAACGAAGGAATTCATTCATAATGTGAATTTGGAAGCCTTTTGTAATAACTTGGTTCATGAAAATCATGCAGCCTTTATATTCACCAGTCAAAATTTTGAACCAAACTGTAACCATAGGGTCACCGGCTTTGGATTCTACCAGTTCAAGTTTTTCAATCTTTACTTCATATTCGCCATGTGGAACTTCCCTGTAATTAGCACCATTTTCTGCTGCTTCTTGAATATCCTTTTGCAAACCTTCAATATCAATTTCCCTATCAAACTTTTCCCAAATATTTGCCATTTTTACATACCATCCTTTCAAATTTGGTTATTTGTTTTTTAACTTAACTGGAAGAACCAGTGCTTGTTTATTAATTCCGTTTTTTATGATGACGCCATTTGTTTCACCAAAGAAGTTAACTTCAATGCAGGTGTCACCAGTGAACCCATCCAGTGCATCTTTCAAAAGCTTTGGGTCAAATCCGATTCTGAATTTAGGTTCACCCTCTGGAAAAGCTTTTTCTACATTGGGGAACTCACCTTTAAACTTCTTTACTACTTGTTTTTCTGTGAGGAAATCAAACATAATTTCTGATTCCAAATCAGAAATTATAACATTTGTTCCTTTAGGGGGTTTAATAATTGGAATATACATTGTTCCTTCATCACCTTCATATGGAACACGTATTGTTATCATTTTAAATCCATCAAGTGCTGTTGCTTCACAAGTACCATTGGTGCAATTCAGTTTAATTGCTTGTAACATAGGTCTGTAATTGTCCTTACTCACATAGTTTTTACAAGCTTTGAATATCTCTTTAAGATTGGAAACTGACATTGTAATTTTCAAATTATTCACCCCTCTTTTTCCTTGTTCTTCTTACAGGCTTTTCTTCCGCTGGTTCTTCTGTTTCTTCTTCAGGGACTTCAGTATCCGCAACCTGTGGTTCAGTTACTTGAACTTTTTGGGCTGAAAAATCTCCGTCAGTTTGTTCAACTTCTTCAGCAGGTTCTTCATCATTGGATTTTTGAGTTTCATGCTTATTTGTAGTTACTTTACCAGCAGCTATTGCATTGCTTTCTTCATATACTTTTATAAATTCGTCATAATCTAATGGAATAACCTTTTCAGAAACCGCAAGCCTTCCACCGCCAAAAATTACTTCATTGGTTTTAAAGGAAAGGGTTCTTTCATCACCATCAGCCACAACCCTTGCAACAATATCCACCATTCCGGCAACTTTGGTTGCAACCTTATCTTGAAGGTTTGGTTTAATGGCTGTAATTTTATCCCCGGATTTTCTTGTAATGTCTTTGCTTCTGTCCTCATGGCTGATAAGGATGATATTTTCATAATTCATATTTACCAACCTTTTAAGGGTTGATAAGAATTCTGTCCTTACTTTATCCCAGGCTGAAAAGCTGTCATCAGATTCATGGGTAATATTCAACTTGTCATACATGTAAAGTCTGCAATGTTCATAAGTATCTTCCAACAAGTCAACAACTATGGTTTTAAAGTCATTTTCTTTCTTTTCAAGTTCTGCAATAACATCCTTGAAGATTTCCCATGCTAGGGTTCTTTTAGTCTGTCTACCTTCAACTTTTACATAGTCTTTAATTGCAATGTATGGGGCATCAACAAATCTAATGTTTCCATCTGTATTAAGCATCAATGGGTCAGGAAATTTGTTTGCAAAAAAAGTTTTTCCACTGAATGGCACACCATAAAGCCAAACCACCTTCTTATTGATTTTCTGAATATCCCTTCTTTTGTTTTCAGGTAATAACATATAATCCACTCCTTTTTCACAATATTCTTGGTATTCGCACCAATTGCATAAATAACTTGGTTCTTTTGGAAACTCGTTTGTTTCCAATACTTTTTTAACGCTTTGGTAAAATTCAATGACTTTTTCAATATTAAATTGAACTTGAACCACTTTAATTTCTGAAACTTCCAATTCTTCTATTATTCGCTTCCTGAAACTTATAATATTTTCAGTTGATTTCTGCTTGATGTTCACTTTGGGAATGAACACGAAGTTCAGGTTACGGATTTTTTTCTTGAACTGCTTTTCATAGAAGTATTTGTATAAATGTAGTTGCCCCGAATCCATGTAGCTATTAACATTGTTGGAATACTTGAAGTCATAAATATCATAGCTGCCATCATCATTCCTGGATATTAAATCAATAAAACCAACGAAGTCAGAATTCATTATTTGAAACTCATATTCACCTTCAGGAAGGATTTCTTGCACTTTAGGAATCAAATATTCCAACTTAATAGCTTCATTTATATGTTCATCAGTTATAATTGGAAAGCTGTCATAATAAGCTTTAATTCCTTCTTCAACACCTTTTTCAATTCCAATGTGCATTGCTGTTCCAATTATTAAGGCGTTGTCTGCATCAGTTGATGGCAAAGTTTCTATTTTGTCAATATAACGCATTTTGTATTTGAATTTGCAACTTTCAAAGCAGTCAAGTTTTGAATGTGAGAATTGCAATTTATTACTCCTTTCACAATGGCTTTAAACTGTTCAAATCCTTCAGGATAAAGAATCATTCCAATTCCATTTGCACTATTGGTAAGTTTAATGTTGTGTTCCTGAAGGTCAGTTGGTCTGCCATTAGAAGCCTTCAGTTCAACTTCAACATAGATTCCATTGATACAACATATCAGGTCAGGAATCCCAGCCTTTTGAAAACCACCACCCCAAATCTTGATAAACTTAATGGGTTGCCCTTCTTTCTGTAATTGATGAAGCCATGATTTAACCTTGTTTTCAAACTGTTTTTCTGTTGCCATTACTTCACAACAACCTTTACATAAGCTGATGTTTTAGAAGTCTTGGAACATTCAGCAGCAATTTCAGGATATTTCTTTTTAAGCTTTGCACTATCAATGCTGGTTTTAGTGCTTTCGGCAACATAAGTAATGTCCAGGATGTCACTTTCAAATTTCTTGATATTGCACTTTTCCATAGCATCTTTCAATTTGGCTTTTAATTCAGCTTCCTGTTCTTCAAGCTTCTTTTTGGCTGTTATAATATCAACAATCTTTTGAAGAACCGCCAATTGACCTTGTTGGAATACTTGCAGTCCAGTTTCTTCAGAAACTTCATCCAAAATGGAATCACCACACTTGGATGGGTTCAGCCCACAAACTTCTTCACAATTTTCTTTCAGGTCACATTCAAAGCAGCAACCTTCAAACTTGTCCAATGGGCATGAATTTTTACACTTAATCATCTTGAATTTCTCCTTTCAAATATACTGTTCTATGCTGAAGTCCAAATTCCAGGGCATCATCATGACTTAAAAAGTAAATATTAATAATTTTGCTATCATACTTTTCAGCAACCCAGCTTGCAGGTCTATCCTCAACAACATATTCACCTAAACCTTCAATGTATAAGATAGTTCCGAAGGGTAACCCTGGGGCAGCTACTGAATGACCTTCCTGAAGCTCTATCCCAGCAGCACCATAAACAATTCCATTTGGTCTATTCTTTGCCCATATCCCACAACAGGTTTCACAAGGGCAATAAGCTGCGATGGTGTATTCCCCCAATTCAGTCATTGCTGCTTCTTCAATAATTAAATTTTCAATTGGGATTACACTTGGTTCAGTTTCTTGAACTTTTGGGGTATAAAAAATAGCATCCACTTCTATTGCTTCAGCACCCTTATCTTTTGTAATTAGAACTGTTATGACTGCTGTAATTATTGATGTGATTATTAAGCTGATAAGCCAGGTTGTAAAAAGTCTTTTATAATTTACTCTCATAGGCTTTGAATAACTCATCTGTATAATCCTTTCTCATTTTTAAGGTTGACAGAATATCTTCTTCAACACTGTTTTTACATATCATGTAGTAATAAAAGCACCGCTTGGTTTGCCCAATCCTATGTATTCGCTTCTTACTTTGTTCAAATAAATCACTGCTTTCAGGAAGGGTGAAATAAATAATCTTGTTAGCTTTTTGTAAATTTAAACCCATAGCACCAGCCTGATATTGAACAAAGGTTATTGAATTTTCATGTTCTTCATAAGCTGATAAATCTTTAATTGAACCATTTACAATAGAAACAGGCTTGTCCTGAACCAAGGCAGTCAATTCTGCCAATTCTTCATTGAAATTATAAAATACAATCAACCTATCTTCAGTTGAATCAACCAAATCCCTGAAAGCTTCCAGCTTGTATTTATTGTAGTGACCGCAAAGCATCCTTGCATATAATCTTTTGGTCAAGGCAGTATCACCAATTAGTTCTTTACCTTTAATTGTGATAATTCTGCTTCTCATGAACTTCCTGTATTCTTTAGTTGTCGGAACCATGATTTTATTTTCAATTTGTTCAGGAAGGTCAACAACTTCTTCAGATTTCATAAAAATTGCCCCATGCTGTGCAAGCTTCATCTTTAGCCTGTTAACATTCTTATAACCAACAACAACTTTTCTAAAGAAACCACCATCTTCTTCAACCCATTCAGTTTCAATATAATGCTTCCAATATAGGTCTTTGCTGATATTCCATCCAAGTAAATGAACTTGTGACCATAGATTTTCATATTTTCCTGCTGTTGGAGTTCCTGATAGCAAGATTACATTTTTAGGTTTCATCTTTAAGATGAATTTTGACCGCTTGGTTGTTTCATTTTGTATCTGTGATGATTCATCCAACATTAGTGTAAAATCTTCTAATGTCAGCAATTCTGACCGTCTGAACACCAAATCATAATTGATGACACCAACGACTGGATAACCACGTGATACCCAGGTGAAAAAAGTTGCATAACCTTTTTTATCTGCTAAATTACAAATGGTAATAGAATAATAGGTTTTTAAGTGTTGAATCCAATCATTAATTTTTGACTTTTGGCAAACTATCAAATTGATTTTTGAATTAAGCTGCATCATCTTTTCAGCACCGAGAAAAGTTTTACCAAGCCCCATGTCAAGATAATATGCAACTCTGTTAAAATCTTTGGTGCTATCCAATGCCTTTTGTTGGTGTGGAAATAGTTTAATTTTATTCATGGTTATTTCCTATTTCACCTAAATCCACAATATTGTTTAGGTCAGTTAAATCTTTGCCTTCATATTTTTCAAGGAATTCCAGTAATGCAACCCGTCTGACTTTATAACTACCAAGTTTCAAAGCTGGAAGAAAACCTTTCCTTATTAAGTCATATACATAATTAGTGTTACATTTAATTAATTTTGCTACTTCTGAAACTGTATAAAGTATATCTTCCATACTTTCACCTCTTTCTAAAGTTCAGGTTCTTGAACTTTTGGGGTAAAAAAATATGCTGGAATATCTTCCTTTTCAATTTTCAAAAGGTCAACTGCTCTGTCAATTTCCTTTTGACTGAATTCAATCTTGTTGTTAAGTTTTGCAGAAAGGGAAGTGCTTGATATACCCATTGCTTCAGCAAATGCACTTTGAGTTTTGAAGATTTCCCTGATTTTACCCCTTAATTTGCTGTAATCAAATTTCACTTCAGTCATTTCCATTTCACACACCACCTTCCACTTATTGTAATCCAGGAACACCTTTGGAAAGCAGAACTATTTAGTTCAACTTCCTGAACCTATGTGTATTATACCATTAGAGAAAAATAATGTCAAGGGTATTTTTTAGTTTTCTTAACTTTTTTATAATTTTTGTTGCAAAAAGTTAAATTAACCTGTATAATATATAATGTATAATATAAGATGGAATGGAAGGATGTGTTAAAAAGTGAAAGAGTCGTTTGTGAGCAGATTAAGAAAAGCCATGGAAATTAGAGGTATGAAACAAGCTGACCTGGTAGCAAGAACTGGTCTTTCAAAATCTGCAATAAATGGAAAGTGTTTATTTTATTACATCTTATTATGTTTTATCATCTTTTCAAACCCTTGATTTATAAGGGTTTTGAAAGAAATAGTTTATCTTATTATATTTTATTGTATTTTGTAAAAGTATATAAAAATGTCCTCATGGTTGGCAACCAGTAGGCAATGCCAACATAAAAAGATAAAAAAAAAAGAACCCACACCAAGTAAAAGGTGTGGGTTTATCACTTTAATTTGTTGTTATAAAGGCATTATATCCAGCGGCTTTCAATTTCGCCATCATAGCATCGGCATTTGCTTTTATGCTATATGCTCCAACTTGCACTTTAAACAGTCCATCGACTTGAACAATATAGGTGTCAAAACCTTTCTTTTTAAGTTCCGCTGCAAGCTTATCAGCATTGGATTTAACTTTAAAAGCACCAGTTTGAACCCTATAAAGTATTTTTTCAGGTTCTAAAGGGGAAGCGTTTGCATTTAATGCATTTAATCTCTTATTAACTTCTTCCGCTATTTCCCAGTGTTTGTTATATAGATAATCACCAGGGCAAGCCTTATTAGCAAACCATCTATGAACTGTCATATTTTGTTTATCAACTTGACCAATTAGTGATTTATCGCCTTTCCAAAGCAATTTTTTAATACCATTTCTTTTACAAATATCAGTAAGTAAATCGAGAAGTGCAGCATAGGCTTTATCATTAACCTTATATGGGTGTGTAGTATCACTTGCAACTTCAATGGTTATTGCTCTATGGTCATTTTCTGCATTAGAAGAACACCAAGAACGGTCTTTTTCTTCAACATACATCCCAATTCTGCCATCAAAACCTATGCCATAATTGGAAGATGCTCGTCTTTCCTTTGAAGCAAAAACATTACCAAGTGCCTCTACACTACACTGACCAACCACACAGTGAATGGTTATGGTGTCAATGGGATGATTTCTC